TCAGCTTGTCTCTTCTCCTGTTTATAACAACATCATATCCGTGTTGCTTGAATTTATCGCAAACCATTTGGGCCTTGTCGAGAGCAGGTTCAACCTTCTGCTCTTTTTCAAAATTTAGTTCTAATTCCAGAGCAACGAATTTACAGTCGATCTTGTTATCTAAAATTTCGTTTGCAAATTCGAACCATAGTCCTTCAATGTCGGCCTTAACGATGTCAACACTAGCCAATTGTAGTCCAGACATAATAGATCTTAGGTTTGAGACAGTTACTAAGACATGTTTGAAATGTTCTTCACGTTTTACAAGTGAGAAACTTTGTAAGGCATTTTCCGGAGATTCTGTTTCCTCTATTGTTGGGTCATAGTAAAAAGCCTGCGATCCCACTGCGTTGCCGTATGCCACCGGATGAAATTTTATTCTAGCGACAGCCTGCATGTTCTCGGGACTATCGTTTCTATCACTAACTTTTTTGTAGCTAGACGATCGTATTATCTGCTTTATAAGTGCCACACTCCTGGGAGTTGGATCATAAAGATTTACCTTCAATTCATCGTTGTCATAGGCTAGTTGTTTCTCGAAGCCAACGTCACCACCAACACCAAAGCTGATAACGTTTTTTGTTTGCTTTACTATAGACTCTGGAACGTAGTAATTCTTGTAAAGTTTGTAACCAGGAAGATCTTTTGCTTCTGCAAAATTGTTTTTTGCCTCCCATTCTCTGATCTTCCTTACTCGTTCTACCACATGTGGTTTTATTCTATCTGCCATCCAGCACCTCCATGTAGTATCCGTTTCTAAATTCTTCTTGTGTAAATTGGTTATATGCAAGTGAGTTGAACACAGGTCTCGGATCCTCATATAGTGGTGTTTCGATCTTTGCAAAGTCTTGTTCACAAATAGGCATGCAAGGATTATCAAAGTTTGCAAAAGCAGGAACTCCATTTGTTAAAGCCTTTATAGATATACTGCTGTTGAATGTCACCACTGCGTGTACTTTTTCCCATTCGAATGGTCTCGGTGGTTGGTTGTTTGCACTCTTACCAGGCACCATCTTCCCTTCTCCGTCGATCACAGCTTTTGGATTGTAAGGTTTTTCTCTAACAACAATCTCTCTATCAGTATTCTGTTTCAAAATTTGCAAGGTATTGTCCAGCCAATCCTTGCCATTGAACATCTCTGCCATCGCATGGCTTGGAGGTACTACTAAAACATATTCCCCGTTTTTATGGAAGGGCTTTATTGTGTCTTTGAACTGCTGTTTGAATCTGTCGTCGGGCCTGTGGTCTACAAAAGTTTTGACGTGTTGATTTTTTACACATCTCATCCAATAAGGAGTTGCCCTGCTCTCTCCCCAGTAAGGTCTGTCTATGTAATAGAAGTCCTTGTTGTTCTTCTGTGCATGTTTGTATACCAGATGTGTGCCTCGTAACACTCCCATGAATACCACTTTATCAAAATCAGTTGTGCTTAATACTGTTTCATAATTTGTTAACTTACAGTTTGGCATTCCCCTTGCCGCACTTTCAACATATTTTTCAGTGTTTGCACGTTCGGTCCTTACTGCGTAATTCATTACCTGACCTCTTCAACGTTATACATTTTTGCATAACCTCTCTTAAACTCTCCGATTATGTTCACGCTTCTTCTATATTTTGTTGCGTTCTCACGTAAAGAAACTCCATGCACGTTGTTTGGAGAGTTGTTAGCAAACATAACAAATGTATTTCTCTTGTAGGGCACTGTCTTTTTAACTTTGCCTAAATCATTTTCGTAAATTTGTCTTCCGCCTTTCATGTCAACTTTCTTTACTTTTGACTGCGTTTCGTAAATTTGGAATTCTCCACCCGTGCTTTTGTCATCGGTGTAAGGCATATATAATAATCCTGCCCACATCTCCATTGGATTATCTATGTGTGGCGTGCGAGATGTTTTTTCCACTATTGGTTTGTGCATCACCACTTGGCAGTCTGTCCATATATTTTTATTTTTATCGGCCCAGCCCCTGGCACCTAGGTCGTTTTCAGTAAATTTATTTTGTAAAATGTTTGGCATGTAGGGCTTAAACAATTCATTAACTTCGTTGAACCATTCAGCTGAAGTGTGATACTGTGTGAATTTTGTCCAAACTTCAGGTATGGTCTCATCTGGATGCAGTAGTCTATCAGCCTTCATCCTATAACATATACCATCATCAAATGGTTCTGTAGCTAAAACCTGTTTCTCAGGAAAACTGTTTTCAAGTTCTTCGTACAGTTTCCATGGTAATGCATCTTCGAGTATGATATGCGGATAAGGATCAACTTGCACTGTTGGCTTTTTCTGTAGCAATGAATACATGGTTATATTATAATTTAAATTAATCTAAATGTCTAATCAATTTAGGAATATCTACATCAAAATTAATTAGATCATTAAGTCTTTTAACTCCTTTAGGTTTTTTACCGTCAATTTTGATTGGTGTGGTCTTTGCAACAAAAAGCTGGTGTCTAAGTTTCAAACTGTTGGACAACAATGGATACACCTTCTTGTGTAACATCTTTCCATCCTGTATCTCGATGATCTTGGTTCCTTCTTTACACCATAATGCATTTACCATTCCAGCACCGTGTGTGGCTAAAACATGAGAGGCCTCGGCAAATACTTTGACTTGATCCCTTATTGATAAGTCTTCAAGTGTGACAGACTCCCAACCTTTAAGTGCCAACAATAACTCATTAGAATTGTTCAGTTTTCTTGTGTGTGCCTTGTCTCTGGATATGAATATCTTTCTGAAGGGTTTTTGATTCTCGGGTATGCCGAACGACCCTTTAAAATGTCTTAACCACGGTGGCAAGTGAGGGGTAACAACACCATCATCTCGATTACTCATAGACGGGGCCAGTAGATGTTGGAACCTCCATGTTTCGCCCTCTGGCATGACATAATATTTTAAGTCAGGAAACAATTCTTTTGCAACTTTATCAAAGTATGGACTTGGGTTGGCAAGTATGTAAATGTATTTGGCAAAGTTCGTTGACCATCTTTTCTCGATCAATCGAAACTTACTGATCACATCGATCCAGATGTGCCATGGGTTGCCTGTGCTGTATTTGTCAATCGGTAACCAGACATATTTGTATGTTCCATTAAATTGTTGCGTGATGGGTGGCATCTCTATCTCAATCTCCTCACCCCAAGTGTCCCACATGCCATGATTTTTCATAGGTTTGTTTTTATATTTGTCTAGCATTGGCCATAGATGTTCTGTGATCATGTGCCTATTTTCCGTTATTAATACTGGCAAACTGTTTACAGAACAGTTGTTGAATTCCGCCACAAAAGTTGGATTGCTAGTGAACTTGCTTGGTGCTTTTGGATGATATTTCATGTTGATATCGTAAGAAGTGTCCACGATATCATGTCGATCTAGAAAGTATCTTAAGCTGGTAATATTTTTAACAAGTTGCGACATGGGTTCGTATAGTGTATAATTAATTATTATATTATGCGACCGACACATATTTTTACCAACGGGTGTTCATTTTTGACGACCAGGCCAAAGCAAGGTGTCAACACACACGTTGGTATGGAATTGGCTAAAATGATGGATCTAAAAGAAGCACGTCATTTAGGTGGAGGAGGAAGAGGCAACAAAAGACTCAGTATATCTACCAAAGTTTGGTGTGAGAGAAATGCAGATGTGGCTAGCAAATGTTTCTTTGTGATTGGGGTTACATCAGGTATGCGATACGATTTCCCTATTAGTGTTGGATACAAGAAACATAAATTTCCTGAATTATATACTTTTTGGAAAACATATAAACCGTGGGAGAACAAATCCACAGAGGCATTTTTCAAACATCTTGACATTACGGCAAAACTAGACTTAGAACAGATGGCACATTACGAATCATTGGAAGCAACACTTAATCTACAAAATTATTTCAAATTAAAAAAATATCCATACGTGATGTATAAGACACTGCCAGATCCTGAGTTAATTAAAGATAAAAGAGACCTTAAGTACAGAGACATATACACCTTGCAAGAGTCTATTGATCAAGACCGATATTTCAAACCCAACATCTCACACTTTGAATACACCGAACAAAACAAACAACATTGTGCACCAGATGATTATCATCCGTCAGCGGAAGGACATCAAGACTGGGCAAAACAACTGAAAAATTTTATAGATGCTAAAAATTTACGCACCATTTAATAACTTGAAAAGCAAAGCCTGGGAAGTGTTCGGCGGAGTGATGAAGTCATGGCCTGAACCCCACCAAGCGTTGGATAATGCAAGGGCAAGCGATCCTCTAGCTAACGCTATGTTCTGGGGCTTTGTTAATAACAATCTAGAAATGATTAAAAAATTAGAAGCTAGGAAATGGTTATTCTGGTTTACAGATACCCCATATTTTGGTAGGTTTGACAACAATAATTTAAAACCAGACAATCACTATTGGCGAATATGTAAGAATAAAATACACGCAGGTTTTTTGAAAGATTGTAAATCAGATAGATTTGATAAGTTCAATATTAAAATAAAAGCACCAACGTTGGACGGGAAACACATATTAGTGTGTCCTAGTTCGCCAGGCATCCATGCTTATTTGGAAACCCCCGATTGGACAAGTCAAACAGTTGAACAACTTAAAAGGTATACTGATCGGCCTATTAAGGTAAGGGAAAAACCCAGAGGCAGAGGTACATCAGGACCCAGCGAAGCACGAGTGCCTTTGTCTGAAGACTTGAAAGACGCATGGGCCTGTGTTACAAGTTGTAGTATAAGCGCCGTAGAAGCTGTGTGCATGGGCAAGCCTGTGTACTGTCATGAAAAAAGTTTTGCCAAGCCGATGGGAAATTTACATTTAGCAGACATTGAACAACCATTTTATGCTGACCCCGAACCTTGGTTGTATAGTTTAGCCTATCAGCAATTTACTCCTGAGGAATTCTCAAACGGAAAAGCAGTGGAAATACTGATGGACAAAGGACTGCTATGATGAAATTGATACACTTTGGATGTTCTTTCGCCGTTGGCAATGGTGTTCCTGACTACGTGAGAGGCCTTAAGTCAGGGGCGTATGTGCATACAGGTGATATGAGAGATGAATTTATGCGTAGGTATAAAATGGAACCTAAAGAACCACAAGCATGTGGATCTATAATTGCTGATAAATTGAATTTCGGTTTCGAACTTGTTGCAGAAAATGGTGCCAGTAATGAAATGATTTTTAGAAAAGCACTCGAAACCGACCTTAATAATTCTTTCGTTTTGGTGGGATTCACAAGTAACAACAGACGGGAAGGATTGACCACAGTGAAAAAGAGTTCACACTGGCATACTTGGAAAATGAAGGCTCCTGGTGAAGTCGCCAAATATAAGGACTTAATCTTTCAACCATGGAAAGACGAATACAAACCCGCTATAGAAGAAGAAGGACAAATCCGTACTGTGATACAAATCATTTACATGCAAAATTATTTCAAGAGCAACAACATACCATACTTAATGTTCAACGCATTATGGAACGGGTTTGACTTGCCATTAACAAGAGAGTGTGACGAGTTGTTAGGCAAAGTCGATGAAAATTGTTTTTACAAATTGCGTGGCGCCCCACAAGATACACAACACGGTTGGTGTGTGGAAAGAAAACTAAATGTTTCCAATTTGGATGACCATCCAAACTTGCAAGGACAAGAGGCATGGGCGAAAGAACTGCTACCTCACGTAAAGGCTGTGTTAGATGCAAATTGATCCATGGTCAAAAATGATATTTGTACACATACCCAGGACGGGCGGGTCATGGTTCACTTATTCATGGCGTATGAATTATGACAGAACAGGTCCAATCACATGGCACCAACGTGATACATTAATGAACACCAGCAATCATAATTCTGTAAAAATTGGACGGCATGGAAAGTTGTCAGGAATCAAGAGGCAACTGAATGAAATAGGTGTTAATCAAAAAGACTACAAGATTATTACTTTAGTAAGAGAACCAATTGACAGAGTAATAAGTTCTTGGAAATGGTTCAGTATTGTGAAAGATACAGCAAATAAACACGGATGGCAAAGCATAGATGACATGATGGACGAATACGAAGCTGGAGAAAAACGTGTCAACTACCTGCCACAAACACGTTGGTTGTGTGAGCCTGGAGCCAAGTATGATCATGTTTTCAGATTCGAAGACCTATTGAATGGTCCTGACAAGATTCAAAAGGTATTTCCTAACTATAAACCTAAAGGCAAGTTAAGACGAACAGTGCATGACATAAAGTTAACTGACAAACAAATTGATAGAATTAAAACTGTTTACAAGGAAGATATTGATTATCTTAAAAAATATTATGATTAAAGTCAACGGATTTTGGGTGCCGGAAAACGACAAGCATATTGAGGAATGGAAAAGTGGATCTAGTTTTACACAAAACAAATGCCTTGATGAATTTATAAAAATTTGTAAAAAAGAAGATTTAAAATTCAACCATATTTTAGATATAGGTGCATGGGTTGGCACTTGGACGTGCGCCATGAATGAATTTTGTGGTAGGATAGTTGCGTTTGAGCCAGATCCTGTACACTATGAATGTCTTGTAAAAAATGTTCCAGCAGATGTGGAAACACATCAATTAGCAGTTGGCAATGATACTAAGATGATATCACTATCCGATGATAATTTCACCCAAGCCAAAAGAATTATCGGTGATGGTAATATACCTATGGTCACAATAGATGGTCTTGGTTTGTCAGATGTGGATATGATTAAAATAGATGTCGAAGGTTACGAAATGGAAGTTTTGAAAGGAGCCGAGAAAACACTCGAAAACATAAAGTATCTAATGATAGAATTAAACAACAATACTAAAAAGTATGGAAGTAGTAATGTAGAAATTGAAAAATATTTACGCAAAAAAGGATTTAGGGTCAAGGTCAAGATATGGCCGGATGTGGTATGGAGCAAAAAATAGAAACGTAAATAGACGTATGAAAATTTTCATTACAGGTGTTGCAGGATTTTTAGGGTCACACTTAGCAGACTTAATGCTTTCGCAGGGTCATGCTGTTGCCGGTAATGACAACATGATTGGTGGCTACACTGATAATGTTCCACAAGATGTAGAGTTCCACCAAGTGGATTGTTGTGATCTAGAAAACATGACCAAGGCAATGGAAGGCTGTGACATAGTTTATCATACTGCCGCGACGGCATACGAAGGACTTTCCGTATTTTCTCCTGTGCTTGTTACAAGAAATATATTTGAAGCTTCGGTTACAACTATCACGGCGGCTATTAGGAACAAAGTAAAACGCATTGTGTATTGTTCAAGCATGGCAAGATACGGACACCATGAAGAACTGCCCTACAAGGAAACCTACGAGTGTCGTCCTCAAGATCCATACGGTATTGCAAAGAAGGCAGGAGAAGATGTTTTAAGGAATCTATGCGATACACATGGAGTAGAGTATGTGATTGCTGTTCCACACAACATAGTTGGACCAAGACAGAAGTACGATGACCCGTTTAGAAACGTTATGTCCATCATGTTGAACAGAATGTTGCAAGGCAAACAACCTATCATATATGGAGACGGAGAACAGCAAAGATGTTTCAGTTACATAGACGATTGTTTATATTGTTTGAACGCATTAGCCTTCCAGGACAACGTTGCTGGAGAAGTAATTAACATCGGACCTGACGAAGAACCTATTACAATTAACGAATTAGCTGAGGCGTGTGCTAATGAAACAGGACTAAACTTAGATCCAATACATCATAAAGACAGGCCTAAAGAAGTGAAACTAGCTGTATGTTCGTCGGATAAAGCAAGAGATTTGTTAGGTTACAAAACAGCAACTAATATGAGACAGTCAGTTAAAAAGACAGCAGAATACATAAGAACCAGAGGCACAAAAAAGTTTCAATATCATCTACCTTTGGAAATCATAAACGATAATACACCAGACACTTGGAAGAATAAATTGATATGATTTCTTTTTGTTGTCCATCCAGAGGAAGGCCCGAACTAGCAAAACGTTTAGTTGACACAGCAACAGAAACACAAAGCGGAGATACCGAATTTCTTTTCTATCTCAACGACGACGATCCCACTTTAGGACAATATAAGGATTTATTAGATGCTAAACACTACACAGTTGGCCCGAATCAATCTACTTGTTACAGTTGGAATCTAATGGCGCAGAAGTCTAAACACGATATCATCATGTTAATGGGTGACGATGTTCAGGTAAAGACTAAGGATTGGGATGGCATTATTTCAAATGAATTTAACAGATTTCAGGATAAAATTTTAATGGTTGTTCCTAGTGATGGGAGGATGAAAGGTACCAGAAGATTGAAACAAGAAGAACCAACAATGTGGCCTGATAAAAATTTACCAGCGGCTCACTTTGCCATCCACCGAAACTGGTTCAACACAGTAGGATATCTAGCACCACCTTTTTTTTGGCATTGGCACGTTGACAGTTACACCCAAAAAGTTGCACGAAAGATTAACAGGTGTTTATATTTGCCAACAGTTGAATTTAAAGCTAAAAAAGTATTTGATGACACAGGCAAACAGGTTCGTACAAACATGAACATTAATAATCGAGATAATTTTGTATGGCAAAAAGTTAGGAACAGACATCTCGAAGCAGATGTAAAAGTTTTAAAGGATTTTATTAAAGATCAGCAAACTCAATAAAACATTTATTTTTACGTGTCTTTTGTATGAAAAGGTTTAAAGTAATCCTGTTAGATGTTTGATCACTTTCATAAGAATGCCAAGTTTCACCCTGTTGTCCACAGAATATAAATGTGCTATTAGGAATCCATTTAGCTTCTTTTACAAAAGCATCTTCGGTTTGTGCTGAGTACATCTTGGTCCCAACGTTTTGTTCTGGTGTTATGTATGTCACTGAGCTCCAAATTTTTTCTAATCCTTCTTGATGTATATGAAACTTATATGGCAATGGAGGTGTGATCGATATGTGCGGGTTGATACCTATTCTAGGATAGGTTCTATATTTTGGATATATCTCACACAACTTTTTATAATTTTGTAAAAGAGTTCTACATATATCAACAGTCTCGTCATAGAAATCTAGATTGTATTCCTTGTAATTTTTAGGAAAGATATGATGTAATTCATTTGTCTCAAAGTTAAATTTTTCTTTACATTGATTTTTCAACTTATCAAACACATCCTGACTTAACGTATCGTTTAATATTTGATAAGGCCATGGTTCCAATTCTACTTTTGCGGATAGACATTTGTCTAAAAATCTTTTACCCTCTATCATATTCCGATGCCCTTTTTTATTTCGTTATATGTTTCTGTACTCACATCTATCTGAACACATGGTCTTCTAGGAAAAAAATTTTTCCTTTCTTTTATTTTTAAGTCTTTTGATGGTGTAATTAAAATACTGTTTGGATAATAATTTATAAGTTTGCCGGCAAGTTTCAGGTCATTGGGTGCTTCTTTGTCTCCTCGTTCTCGGAAAAACCATACACAGATGACATCTTTTGTTAGGTCAATGTTTCTAAGATCTTCAAAAAATTTACAGGTTAAGTTGTTAGACTCTTTGAATTTTTTCCAAATTGTACCTTCGAAGCGTGATTGATTTTCATATAAGTCGTCGTACTCTGCAACCTTTATGATATGTGAACCTAAGATATGTTCAACAGGATCTGTATGATAATATTTTTTATCTAGCCTTTTAAAGAAGTCCATTATGCACTGAACAAATTAATTGCTTCCTTTTTCCAGTCGTCGGAATATTCACAGTTTCTGTATCCGTCAAACCACGGTCCGCCTTCTGTGTAGTGCAATATCTTCGGTGACCCGTCTTCTGGTTCTCTGTACCAACCTACCAACCAGTTGTAGTGGTGAGGTAACTCGCCAATTTCTGAATCTTCTAGCCAACTGAATCTGTGTAAAAATTTTGGTGTTTGTTTGTTTAGAAATTCAGGTGTAAGCATTTTATTTTTCTCGTGTTCGCAATTCCATAACACCATGCTACTCCAATTCTTTCTCGGATAGACAGTTTGTACTTGCCCGTCCATCTTGGTTGTTTCTTTTGGTGTGTAATCATGTTGCACACAGACCACTGCTTTACTTGGATCCATGTATTTGGTCAACATGTGACTTGGTATCTTCCATAAGAAGTCACAGTCACAGAACACTGCCCAACCTTTGAAGTCGTTCAAGTAAGGCACAAAAAATCTAGTGAATGTGAATTCTGTTGATGCAAGTTTATCTTTTTCACGTGTGTAGATGCCTTGAGCTCTCATATCATTTTGTTTTAATGGAATTACTTCTGCTGACGGGTCTCTACGTTTGATAGAGTGCTCACACACTTGATATGCTATGTCTTCTCTCGAATCCCAACCTACGTAAATTTTCATTTATAAATCACTTCCGCCAATTCAGGCATATAATCTTTTATATGTACTTTCCTGTAATTATCTCTTTTTTTGATCATGGATACGAATTCTTGGTATTTGTTTTTATCTAAGGCTCCTTCTCTTATGTGTGTTTCTAAGATAGCAACTATTCTTTTAACATTTTCGCTGTGTATTATTTTTTCTTCTTCAACATTAGACAATCTTGAATGTGCTTCCTCCAATAATTCTTTGGGTAGGTTAAGCATGTTGAGGTAATCAGGTTTAATAATTGGGTCTAGATTAATGTAAAAATTGTTATCATTACTGAAGTCAATCAGCTTGTCCAGATATAAGATGTTAAGATTTTGTACCACACTATTAATGTAGATGTAGGTGTTATCCAAAGTTTTAAACTTTAATATGTTTTTTCTTAACTCGTCCCAATTGGATGGAAATCGCATGTACTCATTACACTTTTCAACCCCTTCCATACTCAACATTAATCTTATATCTTTAAATTGTTTAAGTATTTGTAAAATATCATCATTACAAATCGTACCATTGGTTGTAATGTGTAACTTGATGTTTTTAGACTTGCCATTTTCAACAAGCAGAGATAGTAGTTTTATAACTTTTTTATTGAAAAGTGGTTCACCTCCCAAAAGGCTTAGCATATTAAGATCATGCTTTACCATGTCCTTTATTTTTTTGTAATGTTCTTCATCGAGATCGTAATCCTTTTGTTTTAAATTTTCAAATCCAAGTGCGTTGTTTTCAACAAGCAACCTTGAACTTTCTGAACCCCCGCACATTTGGCATTTCAGGTTACACAGGTTTGTAATTTGCAACTCCATAAACTCCGGGAAATCGAGATCATATTTTTTAATACGTTTTAGATTAGTTTCGTATTTGTTCTGGAAAATAGCTTTATGGTCTATGTTTGCTCTAGTCCTGTCACTACTCAATCCTAATTCTTCGTATTTCCAGCATTGAGAACATTCTGGTAGTTTCCTGTCATTTAAGAAACTTTGTCTGACGTATTTTAGGTAGTCACTATTCCACCATGTCTTTATGTCAGTATTTTTAATGTTAAATGGTTTGAAGTCCTTGAACTTGGTTTTACTAGATTTGATTGCACAACATATGTCTATTTCGCCACGAGGTCCTATCCTACCACTGTTAAATGGCCTTATGCAGAAATGTTTTTTATTTGACTCGACCACTGATAACCTCGTGTATTTGTTTCCAATTATTTACACGGATAATCTCAGGGTGATTTAAATCTCTATTGTATGGGTGGTCGATTAATATAGGCTTTAAACCGTATTTGAGCCCGGCTAGTGCGTTCTTTGGCTTGTCCTCGACCCAATACAGTCCAGTACCATGAAACTCAGCTAATGCAGAATCTTTGTCTGCTCCGGTGCCTAAAATATGGTAATTTGTAAAAACGTGTTCTCCGAAAAGTTCACCTAACCTTTTCTTTCTCAACTGCTGTGCAGGAATGTCAGAAGTTTGTGACGTGATAGGAATGAAAGTCCATCCTTCGGCCGCTAATAGTTTTACCCATGTTTGGGATTCGAACATGGGCCTTTGTGTTCCCATCCATGCACTTCGATTGAATTCTCTTATCTCTTTCCTGATCTCTGTGACCGTTATTCCAAACCTCTCGGCCATTTCATAGGTATTTTGTTTGTCAGCTAATAATTTATAGGGATGATATCTAGCACCTCTTTCGTCGAACAATGTACGTTGCAACATCCATTTGGTGAAATGGTGTTCCCATTCCAACAACACACCGTCTACGTCTGTAAGTATTATTCTATTATTTGATGTCGGCATCTTCCATTCCCGCCACTCTCAATTTAACAATATTTGTAATCTGCCATTGTTTTTGATCTAGCCCTTTGGTGATACCTAACCATTGATTCCTTAATAATGCAAAGTCGTTAATGATCTTGGTCATATCAACAACATCATCCTCGCCATCAACATATTTCTCTGCATCTCTACTTGACAATGCTCTGTTATAATTTTCCAAAAATTTTCTAAAAGTTTTAGATCTTAATCTTCTTAATTCGATGTTTAGGTATTCAAGTATGGCTTCTATTTGTTGTAGTTGACTGAATCTTTCCTCGACAATGCCAGGCAATGCCGCTGATGCTCTTTCTAAACTGCCATATATTTTGCATTGTTTTTTTGCTTCAAGTATTTCTTTGTCAAAGTATGCTACGCAATCTGGTATCTTTGATAGGTTCCTACTTACTTCGTTGTACCAGTTTATCATTCGTCCTCGTTAAATGAGTCATAGTTTTCATCTTCATCATCGTCAAACACAGTTGCTATAGCTTCTTCTAGTTTTGGATCGTATTCAGCTGATGCCTTTATCTCATCAAGTTCTACGCCAATGTCTTCTAAACTTTTTATGAAATCAATCGCACAATCTAGTTTTTGCCTCTCAGGTATGTAATGTACAATCGAGTTCCACAATCTTTCTATGTCTTCGTGCGTAAAGTCTATCATTATTCTTTAACGTCCTCTTCTGTTTCTTCTGTGGGTGCAGTTTCTTTGAACTCTGCCATTATCATATCTAATTTATCACCTACCCATGCTTTTCTGAACTCTATGTGTTCCTTGCCTTTAGAATCTACATATTTTAGTCTGTTTCCTGTTTGCACTAGTAAACCTTTTTTCTCAAACAAGTCAACTAGTCCGCTGTACGGATCCATGCCTGTGTCATATGGTATCTTGACTTGTACTCCCTCAAACGGTTTAGCATATCTTGTTTTCATAACTTTACAAGCGGCTCTAATACCCCTTACATCACTTACTTTGTTGCCTTTTTCATCTTCTTTTAATTTTAATTTTTTCATTGCAACAACAATACTTGACGCATAGATAAATCCTTGTCCGCCTGATATCTTGTCGTCCGGGTCAAACATATCTTGTGATGCGTATGTGTGGTTGGTCGCTATAAGTCCTACGTTCCAACTACCAAACATATTAACGCAGTTTCTTACAAGTGCCGTTAATGCCTTGGGTTTTCTACCCAAGTCACCTTTCATCTCACCTGCTTCAAACTGATTAACATCTGTGGGTGTTAACAACATACCCAAACTGTCTATAACAAATAGTACTTTAGGTGCACCTTCTTTGTTATCTGCGTGTTGGTCTTTGTAACCCTTCATAAACTCTGAAACAGTTTTTGCTACATCATCAACCATGGACATGCTTAATTTCATGAGTTTGTCTTCAGATGTATCTACTTTTAATGCTTGTAGCCACTGTTCATCTAATGCGTTCTCTGTATCAATTAGTATCACGAATATACCTTGATCCTGTGCATTTTTAATAATGTTGCCTGATGCTATGTAACTTTTTCCCGCTCCTGATTCTCCTGCAAGTACAGTTACTTTGCCTAATGGAATACCTTTGTTGAAGTCACTAGTCATGAGATAATTCAGTGCGTAGTTGCCCGTTGATATCCAATCAGTCGGATCACTGAATCCTATGCCAAGTCCTTGTATAGACTTTGTGATGCTTTTCCTAAATTTTGTTGCGTCGAATACTTTTGTCATAATTTAATCCTTTATATGTCCTATATTAGCATACCTAGGCCCTAACGTCAATATCAGGGCCTTGGTAAATGTCAGATTATTTTGCTTGTCTTGATCTAATCAACTTCAAGATGTCTTCTGCCCGTTTGGCACTGTCGCCTGCCGGAGCCGCCGTTGCCGGAGCCGCCTCAGGTTGTGGTGCTGGTGCAGATTCAGTAACTGGTTCCGCCGCCCGGGCAGTTTCAGTTGCTGGTGTAGACGCTGTTGGTACAGATACTTGTGGTTTGGCCTGATATGCCATTCCAGCTGGTCTGTAATATTGTCCATACTGCTCTAGATCAAAAGCTTCACCTTCTACAGATTTCTCAAATAATTCTTTGATTATTTTTACTTCTGCATCAGTTGGCTCTTTTGGTCTGAAGTCACCCAGGTTGTGTAACCCATGTGTCTCTACTGCGGCTCTTTCCGCTTCATCTAATGCTCTTTCTCTTCTTGACCATTTTGATGTTGAGTAGTCCGCATAACCACCTTTAGTTGTTTTGTTAATTCTAAAGTCAACACCTTTCACGTAATCAGTAGGCATTTCTTCCATCTCTGGGTCTAGTAATGCACTTCTAATGATGTTAAAGATCTGAGGTCCAATAATAAATCTTCTGATTGGATTCTCAGGTGTTGTGTCCTCTGCTAATGGATTTGTAACGACAAAACCTTGGAAAATGTAACTTTTCTTTTTCCAATATTTTCTGCCCATGTCTTCCATGCTCTTGT